TACTATACGTATAGTTTTACAAATCTCATTTTATTTTTTTTAAGAATAAAAACATTTATATAGTAGAACATCATATAACTAATGGTTGTCAGGGATTACCCTTATACGGTAGCCCTCTTAAACCATACGTTCTAGTTCGGGGAGAAAAGAACGTACGATACGTCATTCTCCCATTTTTTTATAATAAGGTTTTTATAGTATGAGCCAATCATATCAATGTTATGACTCGTACAAGAGGCCCAGACTTGTCTAAAGAGTTTAAATCATATATATTCAATCAATGGATGTTCTTTGGAAAAAACGCCTACCAAATAACTGAAACAATAAACAAGGACACCAAACTAATGTCACAGTTTGGAAAGACCACACCTGCTGGTGTTCACTATCATATTAAAAACATTGAGAAAGACCTGGAAGATACAATATCAGAAGATGCAATGGATACATACATTGGAGAGTTTATCAGGGCAAGAACAGGATTTGAGAATGATGTTGCAGATGTTGAGGACTTGATGAAACATGAGAAAGAAAAAGGACTAGATGATATGGATAAGGATCTATATCTAAAGTTATCCAGGTTTAGACATGAGATTAAATTAGACTCATTTAAGATGCTACAAGACTCTGCATTACCATTACAAGTTAAGAAACTTAAAATGGAACGTGCAAAGTTACGACCTCCAAAACCAACAGCAGAAATCATAACTAAGGTGGAAGAAGATGGGGAAAGGATTAGCGAATAGAGAAACACACCAAATCCTGGCAGATGCAACTACTAGAGACATTCCAGAAGTTCCAGAAACCTTTTGGTGTTATGACTCTCTAAGTAAACAATCTGATTGCTGCTTTTGGCATTACATATTCTATCCTAATGGTGGCCCTGAGAGGGATGGACTGTTTCATCCCTGTTACGAGTACGAAACAGATATACTTGAATCCCTCAATGAAAATAAGTGTATTGCAGTATATAAAGCTACAGGGTTAGGACTTACAGAACTTGTGTTGTTATGGATCTTATGGAAGTCATTAACTGACGACTGGTTTAAGGGTAAAGAGGCAATGGTAATTACTGGCCCAAACGTTGACCTGGCACAAGACCTTATTAGAAGAGCGAAAACCTTTTTAGTTAAGAGAGGTGTAGGATATGTAGATCATGGAGCATACGAAATGGAAGTCAACGGAAGCAGAATCAAATGTTATCCGTCAAATAACATCCATTCAGCAAGAGGTAAACCAAAGGTTAGTGTCTTTTTTGGAGATGAGGCAGCATTCTTTAAACTCAGAGATGATAGCATTGTTAGGACAGTCGGAGAGAGATATATTGGAAAGTCAGATTCTTGGGTTATTTGGGTATCTACAGCAGGAGAAGAACCATCAGGCTTTTTTTATGACATTATGCAAGAACCTGAACGAGGAGCAGAAAAGACAATTTATAAAAGATTCCACTTCTATGTTGAAGCTGGTCTTAAGGTTGATCCGAAAACAAAAACTTCAATCTTTTCGAAAGAGTACATAGACAAGGCAGCAGAAGCTCGTAGTTATGCTAGGGAATATCTAGGCGAATGGGGAAAGAATGTAGGAGATATATTTTCTCCCGAAGGAATTGACTTGTGTTGTAATACTGAATACAACTGGCAGGAAGCAGATGACACAAATGATAGAGTGATTGGAATTGATCCTGGATTTGGTAGTTCTGAATTTGGCATATGTGTTATACAAAAACGAAAGGGAAAAAAGTCAATAATATATGCAGACTCTTTTGAGAGGGCTTCGTACATTGATACTGTAAATAAGATTAAATCATTATCTGAGAAATTTAAAACTAAACGTATATTTGCAGATTCGTCTTGGCCTGAAGGAATTAGAGACTTGAGGGATAAATATTTTATGAACGTACAAGCAATAGCATTTAATCAGTATGGCGAAAAGATGTTAAACTATGCAGCACATCATATAGACTTTCAAAAGGTTGAGATACATCCAAGATTCAAGAAATTGAAATCACAACTAATGACAATCAAGTATAACAAGAAAGGTGGCACAGATAAAACTAGACAGAACCCCTTTGATCTTGGAGATGCTTTTCTGCTTGCCCTGTATTACTATAAGATGGGTTCAGGTACTTTGGCAGGGATCGGTTAGACTTTTTCTTTGGGGTTAAATCACAAATAAACGCCTTATGATCTCCAATAGTCATTATAGGTGTAATACCATTCATTAATGCAATATAAAGTATAACATTAGGATCTCCATTCTGTCTTAACATCTTCATACATAACTCATCTGGGTAGTGCATTGGCCATGTAACTATCTCATATAGATGTAATTCTTGTAATTCGTCTAATTGTTTGTTACGAACAACTGTATCTCCTTCTCCATTAGGTGCATCTATCATAACTTCTTTATTAACCACAAAGTATATAAACGTTAAATGGCTCTATATCTAGATTTAGACTATAACACATGGGTTAGAAAGGACTACACCGACAGTACAGCTTATGATATTTCAGGTACTGTATACAGGGATAATACATTTACCACAGCAGAAACATCACTTGATACTTTCACAGGAACATTTAGATTGATAGACCAAGAGGGAAAATTGCTTTTCTCTACTACATCAGGTATAACACTCAACTCAGATGGTACATTTCTGATGGCATTTGCAGATGGTAAGACACCATTAATAACAGGAAACTCCAAAGTACGTTTATTGCTTGAGAAATCAGGTTCTAGGTTAACAGCAATAGGCGTAAACGGTTCAGATGAACTATTTTTAGAGTGGGATTAATTATACTTCCTTTTGAGACAAAAACATACAAAATAACATGGTTTCTCCTATTATTAGAGGCAATGGAGATGTTATTATGCCAAAAGGATCAGTTTTACCAAAACAGGCACAAAAAAGCCCTAAATATGAGGGTACTATCAAGGTTATAGAGTCATTTACTACCAAAAGTGAGGTAAATGTATCAGATTATGAATCAGAACTAGCTCCAGATAGGCCATTCATTGAAACTTTAGATGCAATTAATAAAGATCCTAGATTAAACCTATCAAACGAGACATATATCCAAATGATACTTGGAAAAGGACTTAAAGTAACTGCAAAAAAAGAAAGTGTTGCAGATATGGTAACAGATTGGTTAGATGAGATAAATTTCCATGAAACATTAGAAGATGGTCTATATTCCTATGTTGGAGTTGGTAATTTAATTTATGAGAAAGATCCAACAAGTACAGAGTTCTTAGAAGTACCAATACAAACAATATCAAGTATAGTTAGAGACAAGAGAGGGAACATAGCATATTATTTACAACACGTTAACAATAAAGATATTAAACTAAGACCACAAGATGTCATACATTTCAAATTAACTAATGTAGCAAGAGAGCCATTTGGTAGAGGACTACATCATAGTGTATTAGCAGATTATGAAGATCCAAGAACAGGAGATATTTATGATTCTCCACTTATCCAGATGAAGAAGATGGAACACGCAATGCCTGAGATATTCCACGCCTATGCAAGTCCATTAATGATGTTCCAATTCGAAGATGCAGGAGAACAATTCATTAAGACTCAAGCAGATGCTTTGAAAAAGGCAAAACCTGGAATGAAGATAGTTACAGATAAACCATTCAAAGTAGAAAAGTTCGAAGTTAATGGAAATGCTAAATTTGACGGTTATATTGAACATATTCAAAGGGATTTACTAGAGCCTGGATCTAAATTCCCATTACAATTCTTCAATGCAGGTTTTACTGCTAGAGCAGCATCAGAGTCAACAGATTCCGTCCTAACTCGTAAGGTTAAAAGAATACAGGAACGTTTGGCAACTCAGATCAAACATTTCTGTATTCTTCCATACCTTAAAAAGAGAGGAAAGAATGTTAAATCAAAAGATATTCAAGTATTCTTTGAAACACCTCAGAAACAAGAGGCAACCATACAGGACATCATTACTACATTTAGAGATAATGGTATCAGAAGATCAGAGTTAAGGAAATGGCTTATTACTAATACTAATATACCTGTTAATCAAGAAGATATGGAAGATGAAGCACCAATAACCTCTGTAACCCCAACTAATCAATTAACTGACACTAGAGATACTGAAGAACCTGAAAAAGAAACTTCCGATAACGAGAAAGATACTAATGAGAAATTGTTAGAGATGGTAAACTTGAGAGCAGAATTAGATAGTGCAGAAAAGAGGAAGAATACTAATGAAATACTAAAGTTTATCAGGAGTCTTAAAGATGATTAAAATATTTACTGATAGGGATACTAAAACAGTAGTAGAATCCCTAGATTTAGGTAGAGTGTCTCTAGGAGAGACTTTCAAATACACTATGTTTATCAAGAATACAGATACTGAATGGCCAGTACATAATATTAAGATAGAGAATGTAAACCCTGAATTAAGATTCGAAATTCCTGAAATGCTTAAAGCAAATGAAGTAAAGGAGGTACACGTCTATTGGACTCCAAAACTAGACAGTAGAAAACCACTAAAAAGTGAGTTCAAGTTTTCAGGCGATGTATACATTGGCTAATGGCACACCTAGAATTAATAACTGAGTCAGGAGAATATCTAACAACTGAAAGTGGTTCACATATTACAAGTGAAGATGCAATATTACCACCACCCAAACTAACTGGAAAGAAACTATTAGCATTTCCTGAAATAAATCATGTTCAAGGCAAGATAAGAGTAAGAGGAAATACAAGACTACCACAAGGAAACCAGGTTATCACTATTAGAGCTAGTTTGGCACAATTAGTAGCAGAAGGTATGTCTTATTCTGGAATTATAAGTACGGTACATGACGGTACTTTAATAGGAACATTCACAGTACCAATACAAAATAAATCCTCATTAATAGGATCTATGAGTAAGAACACTACTACAGAATCTATAATTGAGGGTAAAAAAGACTATGATAAAGTGGTTAAACTATTAGAAGAGGTATTCCTTGAACTTTAGCTATTTACAATTATCAAAATAATTCAAGTGAACAAGTGAACAAGTGAATATACACTTGTACACCTGAAAACTAAAAACTATTTTGAACTGTTAGATTCTAAAAAGAGATTTTTGAAATTACTTCTCTATATTAAACGGAGGACAATATTAGCATGGCCGAGCGTATAGCAGGGATTGCCCTTATGCCTAGAGAATCTAGGAATGGTATATTTTATGATATTGAAGAATTAAAGAAATTTGACGGTAAACAAGTACCTCTCAGGATTGAACATCAACAAGATACCCATATAGGAGAGGTCACGTTCTCATTTGATGAAGAAAAAGCACAAGTAAGATACGAGGCTACAGTATTTGACTCTGAATGGCAAGCAATTTTGGATAATGAACAGTTCCAAGTATCAATAGGAGCTTCTGTATTAGAACAAAGAGAATTATGTGATGCAATGAGAGCAAGATGTCTTAATGCTCCTGTCTTAAATGAAATTTTAGAATTATCAGTTGTTAGAACACCTGGAATACCAGAAAGTACATTACAAGTAATTGAAAAACAAGAGCCTGCAATAGAAAAAGATGTTCATGATATTAATACTTCCATTAAACAAATCATTCAAACTCAAACTATGACAGAAGACATAAAATCTGAAAAGATTGTAGAAAATGTCGAGGAAAAAGTCAAAGTAACTATCGAAACCGATGGCGAAGTTGAAGTCGCAAAACCAACTAAAGAAGAAGCTCCAAAAGAGGCAACTCCAGTAGAAGCTCCAAAAGTTGAAGCAACTGAAAACATTGCAGAACGAATTGAAAAATCTAATGACAAAACTCTAAAAGCAGTTATCGAAACTGTTAAAGATGTTTGGACACCAAAATCCGAAGTAGCAGAATCAACAGAGCCACAAGGCTATGTAGAGGAAGCATATACTGAGGAAAGTGCCACAGACTTCTTAAACAAAGTATTCGAGACTGGTTATGGACGAATGGTCATTGATAAAGAGGGATGGATTCAATCCAATACTGGTTTAGAACAACCAAATGGTAACGGTTCAGTCCACGAAGCAGTTTCTACCTCTGGAACTATTCCAGGTGTAAAACAAACTTCAGGTATCTCTGTTCAATTAGGTTCTAAAACTGCAAAACCATTAAGACAGTTTGGTAAATTCCAAGCTATCCCAACTGGTCAAACTACTGCAAGATTCTACAGAATCACAGTACCAGATGCAGGAGCAATTACTGAGTCAACAAGTACAGATATTACTGCAACAACTCACACCCTAACTAGCGTTGATGTGACTTGTTCTGTAAGAGGTTGGAGACAAACAGTTTTGAAATCAGAACTCGAAGACTATCCAGGAAGTTTCCTTAACGCATTAAGAGAAACTGCAAGATTGGAAGCAGTCAGAGATGAACACAAACTCATTGTCGAAGACTTGGCAGGAACAGATCACGACTACGGTGGCGTTACTACAGCACCATACCACATTAGTGGAGAAGATGGTTCAGCAGTAGGAGACACATCTGCCGAAGATGCAACAGGAGAGTTTGACGAAGACGGTCTAACCTTTGCAAAAAGATACCTTGAAGAATTAGGACAAGATACCTCTCCAGGTAAACTTGTAGCTTTCATCACTCCTAGAGCTTTTGAAAGTCTAATGACATCATCAAGCCTATCTGAATATACCATGATTGGTAACTCAGGTGTAACCAGACTCGGACAACTCGAAAGATTGTACGGTGTAGATATTGTTGTATCCAATGAAATCAAATCCGATGTTAGCAACTCTGCAAGAAATCTTGTAGTAGTAAAAGGTGCAGCATGGGGTCTATGTTCACAACGTAACATGGAAATTGAGTTCCAAAAACAAATTGCAGGTCAATACTGGGATATTGTATGGACTCATAGAATTGGTGTAGACATTCTCGATCCAAATACCTATGTTATTGTCTCATCTAAAGCAGATTAGACACTAATATTTTTTTATTTTTTTATACATTTATATACTATAATACTCGCCAATTTTTATGACATACAAAGTATATGGGATTGGAGCAGTTGCAGTTGTAGCATTAATTGTAGCACTAGCATACAATCCAGCACAAGAAAACTTTGACCTTGATACAGAACAGAACTTTATCATAACCACATACCAACAATCTGCTCAATGGGAGTGGATAAAAGGACAAGTGGAGAACGCTGAAGAATCTCTTAACATCAAATCAAATGAAAATGACATCATAGGAAATGCAAATGACATCAAAGCATTAGAAGACAGAATCAATAAGATCAGTTCTAGTGTATCTACTTTGAATAATAAAATCATTCAATTAGAAGTAACACCAGCACCTACTTCATCAACAGTTGCAGATGATGAAATTGTTGATTTCTACACAACTGATAACGATTCAGACAAAGAAGATAGATTTGATCAGGGAGAAATCATGTATTTCTATGTAGTAGTTGATACAGAAGAAAGGTATCTGTACTATGAAATAATTAATGATGACACCAATGATACAATCAAGGACAAAAGACTAACAGTATCTCCAAATGTAGATAATCTAGTTTGGGCATGGAGTATTCCAAGCAATCAGACAACAGGCGATTATTACATAGAGATAGAAGTCGGAGATGACAAAGAAAAGGTCAACTTTGACGTGAGGTAGTAATACTTCTTTATTTTATTTTTTTATATAATTCAATGATGGATAATGATGACTTTATCGTACGTATATTTGAGAAACTAGACAAAATGGAAGAAAGACTTAACGATATGTGTAACAGGGTAACGCAATTAGAAACAATACAAAAGGTAACTAAAGAGAAATTCAATCAGTTAATGGCAGTAGTAGGTTCTGTAGGCGTAATCATGGCAATACTTACCTATTTCTTTTAGAAAGTGTTATATACTAAAACTATTGTGATTAGCGTATGAGCTCAGGAAATTTGAGATATTATGGACTAGCAGCATATACTGCACTTGTCGCACTATGGACAGGTACAGGACAAATTGTACTAGACCAGAATACAGGAATTGCTTTACTTGCTCCAATAGCATTGATTATTGGTGTTGATTACGCAAAGCACAAAAATGATACTGGTTAGGGCTTTTATATCCTAATCTTTATCCATTTTTTATGAACGACTCAACTGGTGCGATGATCATAATCGTAAGTTTAATAACATTCTTGGTGGTGGCTTTAATATGATTATATTTCATACTGAAAATCTAAATAAGAGACAGTATCGTGGAATGATAAATAATATTTTAATCAATCTTGGTACACAGTCCGTATATAGATGGTTAAACAAATGGGATGTTCATATACATCCACTACGAGAGTTCCCAGCAGACCATTTTAAAGGATATAAGACAGCAGACGGTAAGGAGATAAACTTTGATATGGCTTGGGGAATAACTGGACATCGAAGAATGGATTTATACCTAGAGGACATTAATAATCAGTATATAGCATTACAGAACTCTACAGTAGTGCAACATGAGATATGTCACGCTAAATTACAAGGAACTGTTCATTTTGTGGATGGAGTACATGATAATGTGGAAAATACGTTCCCAATATCATTCTGGTACTGGGATAAATGGAGATATAGAAAGATGACAATATTAGTCATAGATATAAGACAATTTTTGTGATTGTTTGTTACAAACAAAAAGGGGGGGAGATTATAGGCCCATATGGGTTGCTATATAATCAAATTCTTTTGAGAATAGACTATCATCTACATCACGTTTTACTCTGACTATACCATACTCTGAGGTACTAAGAACGTTCAAATTCTCTAAATATTTGTTTGCTTGTCTAAACCACTCCATTCCGAGTGGTATTGAAAAAATTTGTGACATAAATTACTTCATATCACTAATAATATATAAGTATCTTCATTGGCTAAATACGGAAGTACATCAGAAATGGAGAAACTCGCATGGGGAGGAACTAAAACATCAACTCCATCAGTAGTAACATCAATACAGAATACTGTAACTGATTTGATTAATCTCGTACTTAATCGTAATTCTGATTTTACAACAGTTCCAACTCAGGTGGCTTCTGTTGCAAATTTGATGGGATCTGAGATGCTAAGAAATTTAGGTAAAAGGACTCAATTAACAAATGCTCAAATACTAGATGAGATCACAGTTTTATTGAAATCCTATATGGATCAAGCTCCACAGGATCATGCTAGATGGGGTAATGTGTTTTACTTTTGACTGTAACATTTACAAATCTTTCAGGTTCAAGAGAGAATTTAGATAAGACTATACGTGCATTATTAGAAGATAACTGGACAGATTCAAACATAACAGGAACAATCACACCATTCTTTCAGTCAGATACTGAAGAACCTGATCAACTAGCAAGAGCAGATGGTTCAGCACTTAATGATGTCAGGGTAAACTATGCTTCACGAACTAGATTAGATCCAGAGGATTTTGATGTTAATGGGGATAACAAACATGGTTGGGTACAAACATTATTTATTGAAATTCAAGGAGAGTCTTTACAGGTAATGCTTGACATGGAAGATGAAGTTCATCGTATCTTATGGGAGAACAGACCAAACGGAGCAACCAGGTTAAACAAGTCAGATGGAAGTGCAAGTGAAGTTGCTTGGTTTGAAGATGACGAACCAGAATTTGAAAGATTAGAACCTGAAGGAGAGGACGACCAAACACCTACATCTCAGGCAGAACTTAAATTAATATACTTTAAAACAAAGACATAATTTACTTCTTTATATCAAATTTTCCACAAGATAGAACATGGCAGTATCAGCACACAATGTTACAACCAAAAAAGACATTGTAAAGGAACTTCAATATATCGGAGAAGGCGATACCGTTACTACTCCAGCAGATTTTGGAACAACACCATCTTCAGCAGCATTTGTTCTAGTTGGAAATAATGCAGAAATTAACATTCAACCAGATGTTCAACATATGGATGTCTCAGTATTAGGATCTGAAGATGTTATCGATGCAGTTAAAACACAATCATTATACGCTTTCACTATCAAATACAGTCCTATTGACACAGCACTATGGAAATATCTATGGAATGCTGGAGGAGGAGGAACAGCAAGCCCAGACGAATCATTATCATTTACCTATTCTTATAATCTAAATGGAACAGAATATTATCAACATATTAGAGGAGCAAGACCAACATCAGGAACACTCTCAACATCAAGAGGTGTATGGGATGCAAACATGACTTTTGTTGCAAAAGATATTACCATTCCAAATACCACAGACGGTAACACAACTCCAACTTATCAAACAGCAGAAACCTCATCAAGTCCTGTAGTACATAGTGACGGTGGAGGAAGTCCATTTGCCTGGAACTCTGTAGATTACGGAGAGAGATCATTTAGTACAACAGTAACTAGAAACATGGCAGTTATGGCAGTAAACGGAGAAACAGATATAACATATTGTAAAGCAGCAGATCGTGCAATCACATTTACAGCAGATGTATTTGCAGGAACTAATTCAAATGAAACTTCAATGTATACAGACTATGAAGGAAAGACAGCAAGGGCAGCAACATACAAATTCACAAGTTCCCCAAGCAAGACATTCACATATGCTAATGCAATCATTACTGATTATTCATATACTCATGCAGCAGGAAGTACAGATGCTTTAATTGAGAGTATTACTTGTAGAGCAGAATCAGTAACAGACCTATAAGTTTAAATACTAAAAACATAATTATTTATCATGGTATTCTTAGATACTAAGAAGAATGTATGGGTTATCAAAAATTTAGAAGTTCCAGTTATTGAAGATGTTCCTATGAAGGAAATGAAATGGTTCAGGGATAAAGTTAAATGGGCAGCAGAGAGAGAAGAGAAAGGAGATATTACTCAATCACAAGCATTAAGAACAGATGAAGAGTGGTGGGATAAAACAACACAGATAGGATTAGGATTAACAGTAGATGAAGTATTAGACACAGGTATTACTGAACCTGACTTTAGGGAGCTAATGGCCGAAATTTACAATTTTTTAGCGAATCTTGGCACAATCGAAAGAGCCAAGCAATCCGTTTTATACGATCCAAAGATCCAAAAGAAAGGCAAATAGCTTTTAGGGATTACCCAGAACTCAAAGAGTTAGTACCACTTATCAATCTAGTACGTTCAGGTTTTGGTACGTGGAAAGAGGTCTTTGAGTTAAAGCAAACAATGGGTTTAGAGAAACTTACAGAAATACAAAATATACTGTCTATATTGCAACAAGAAGAAGAATTAGATAGAAGATAATGGTAGGAAT